TTGATTGCACGGTCTATGCGAAATACCAAGCGGGCGTTCACTACACAAGGAATGATGCATCCTACAGAGGATGAGATTGAAGCCATTGATTCTAATGACCTCACGGAAACGTTGCGAGAGGAGTTGAATTGGGCAGGTGTGCATGTTTCACCATTGCCTGTTTCCCATAAGAGTAAGACTACGACGAGCGACGATTTGGTGAAACTTGCGCAAGGTAATCTCACTTTCATGAGTATTGTGGAAAATGGTAAAACCTACGCGACGAATGCATTCTTTGTTTGCTCTAATGTTGTCATGATTCCTAAGCATTCGTGGAGATCAGATGAGATGTTAGCTACATTTCTTCGTCATGATAAGACTAAGATCGGAGGAAATTTTCGTTGTTTCGTCTCTCGACATATGTCAGTGGATATTCCTGGAGCAGATGCATCTTTGGTTTGGATTCCTAATGGAGGGTCTTGGCGAGACTTGCGCGATTTCTTTCCTCAGCAATATCCTACTTCTCAGCATAATCCCGCGGTATTTTCTTGGAAAGACGATCGTGGGATAGTGCATTCTGGTCCAACAGCTATTGAGCATGGCAGAGCATCCAACGGCCCTTATGAATTCATGGGCGGGTATTACACATTGCCCTTCATCTCTTGCCGTGGAATGTGCATGGGCCCCCTTGTATCACAGACGAAAGAACCGTATTTTGCAGCCTTTCATTTAGGCGGTAAGGAGAAATCGCCATGTGGGTGTGGGGGCACAATTTTGCGTGCACAGATAGATGCCGCATTGGAGCAGTTGGAACAGTTACCAGGAGTGTTGGTTTCCGTTAGCGCCGGCACTTTGAGCCCTGAGAAGTATGGTGTGCAGTTTTTTGAATCTCCTATTGTCCATAGCAAGTCGCCCACCAACACTTTGCCTCTACAGGACGGTTGCACTCCCAATATGGAGGTATTTGGATCTTGCAAAGGACGTGCTACATATTATTCAGAGGTTGTTAGTTCTTGCATATCAGATGCCGTTTACTCTGTGTGTGGCGTGCCTAATCAGTGGACGGGACCAGCTTTCCGAAAAGGGGACCCTTGGCATGAGTCGTTGAAGTATTCGTGCCGTCCGTCACATGGTGTGGAGGGGTTCCTACTTGCGAGAGCTTTTGATGACTATATCAAGCCCTTACGTGACGTTGTATCGCAGTATCACTCTTTAAGAGAGGCTACTAAACCACTTTCGCGAATGGAGATTGTTTGTGGTATAGATGGCAAGAAATTTATTGATAAGATGCCGCCTAGTACATCCGTGGGCTATCCATTGAGTGGGCCAAAAAAGAATTTTCTTACGTATTTGGATCCAGAAGCTTTTCAGGCTTTTCAGTGTCCTGCAGACCTTGATGAGATGTTTTGGGAGGAATTTGCGAGAGCCGAGAACATATATTGTGAAGGCGAGCGCTATTATCCTACGTTTAAGGCATGTCTGAAAGATGAGCCAACTCCTCGGGATAAAGATAAGGTCCGTGTTTTCCAGGCAGCTCCTATTGTCTTGCAGATGCTTACCCGGAAGTACTTCCTACCCATTGCACGAATCTTGTCTCTTTTCCCTGCAATATCAGAATGCGCTGTTGGAGTGAATTGTCAGGGCCCAGATTGGCATGAATTGAGTCAGCACATGAAACGATTTGGCGAAGACCGTATTTTGGCAGGTGATTATTCGAAGTATGATTTACGAATGCCCGCCCAGGTGATGTTTGCTGCTTTCCGCATTATGATTGAAATTGCCCGAGATTGTGGGTATAGTCAGCGGGACTTGACAATTATGCAGGGTGTTGCAACTGATATCTGTTATCCGGTTACGGCATACAATGGAGATCTGATCCAGACAATTGGTTCTAATCCATCTGGACAGAATATGACAGTGTACGTGAACTCAGTTGTGAATTCCCTGCTATTTCGCTGTGCCTTTTTTGACCTGTATGGCCAGCAAGCACCACTTTTCCGTTCTGTGTGTTCATTGATGACATATGGTGATGACGTGAAGGGTTCAGTAAAAAAGGGATATGATGCATTTAATCACATCTACTGCGCCGAATTCTTCGCTGCGCGAGATATGGTTTTCACTATGCCGGACAAGTCTTCGAGCCCCACCCCTTTCATGAAAGATTCTGATGCCGATTTTTTGAAGCGTAAGAATGTTCCTAATGCTGATCTCGGCATAACAATGGGTGCACTAGATGAAAAATCCATTTTCAAGAGCTTGCACAGCAATTTGCGTTCTCGTGCGCTGACGCCCCAGCAATTGGCCGCAGCTAATATTGATGGGGCTTTGCGCGAGTGGTTCAATCACGGGCGTGATGTGTATGAAATGCGCAGAGAGCAGATGCAGAAAGTTGCTCAGCATGCTGGCATATCTCATATGTGTCGCTTACTTAGCTCTGATTATGATGATCGTCTTGAGGATTGGAAGCAGCGATATGTTGAGGGATATTCTGAGCAATCTGGTGAGTATGAAGATGATGAAGAGGAGGATGAGGT